CTGGCATTTTTTCTATTAATAACGTATTTAATGTTAGTAACTCACACACTAATTCTATTTTTTCAGTAGATTATCAAATTCATTTAAATGATATTTTTGACTTGTCTGCTGCGCATGGTGGTATCGTAAATTACGAAATGACAAAACAATATATGTCTTTAATTGATCGTAATGTAAATGGCATGTATGAAATGATTGAATATAGTCGTCATAGAAATAATGTTAATTTTCATTCTGATACATTAGACAATATGCTTGGCGAATTTATCGTATTCGATGGATATGCCGCAATCGATCCAGAAACATATACAGATGTTTATAACGATATGTTTTTAAAGAAATATACAACTGCTTTATTTAAAAGACAATGGGGATTAAATTTAATTAAATTTGAAGGAATGACTTTACCAGGTGGTGTAACTTTGAATGGCCGTCAAATATTTGATGATGCTAAAGAAGAAATACAACAACTTGAAGAAACAATGCAGTTGAAACACGAAATGCCACCACTAGATTTTATCGGTTAAATATGTTATGCCAAGAAATGTATACTTTAGTCAAGGAACAACGCCAGAGAAAAGACTTTATGAAGATATTACCATAGAGGCTCTTAAAATCTATGGCCATGACGTATACTACATTCCTCGTACAATAGTTAACACCGACGCTATCTTCAATGAAGATGCATTAAGTAAATTTGGTAGTGCATATCAAATCGAAATGTATGTTGAAAACACTGATGGCTTTGAAGGTGATGGAGATTTACTTTCTAAGTTTGGTGTAGAAGTGCGTGACGCAATGACACTTGTTATCGCAACAAGACGTTGGGAGGAGTTGGTTGGTAGATTCCAAAATCCTGTAGAAGCACGTCCACAAGAAGGTGATTTAATTTACTTCCCTCTTGTAAAAGGTTTATTCCAAATTACTTTTGTTGAAGACGAATCACCATTTTATCAAATATCAAATCTTCCTACATTTAAACTAAGTTGTGAATTATTTGAATATGGTAATGAAGCTATTGACACCGGTGTTGAAGAAATAGATGTAATTGAAACGAAATTTGCAACTCGAACTAAATTGGAATTAGGTGCTGGAACAGGTACATTCGAAATAGGCGAAGATGTAACGCAGACAAATGCTACAAGTGGTATTACAGTAACAGGCGAAGTTGCAACTGTAGGAACAGGACAAATCGAAATATCGAGCCAAGAGGCGAGTGATGGAAGTAATACACTATTTGCACCAACATCTGGAACTTCACCAGGAAATATCATAGGTTCTACTTCTGGTGCTTCTTACGCTATTACATCTAAAGATGCATTTAATATTACTAGTAACGATCCTTTTGCAGATAACGAAGATTTTGATAACGCTATTAGTGCTGGAGACTTTATTGACTTTAGCGAAGACAACCCATTTGGAGAAGTGAATATCACTACATAAAATGTTAGGAGAATATTTTTATAATCAAACGTTGAAAAAAGCAGTTGCAGTTTTTGGAACTGTCTTTAATAATATGCGCATTGTTCAACAAGGTGCAGGTGAAGTACGTGTACCTTTAGCTTATGGACCACGTAAAAAGTTTCTTGCGAGAATACAAGCTGACACTGTTGCAGCAACTGATTCTAAAATAGCGATTAAGCTTCCACGCATGAGCTTTGAAATTACATCAATTGATTTAGATACTAATACTAAATTAAATAAATTCAATAAAAGAGTTTTGCCTATAGCTGGTGAAACTGCTAAGTCGAATGTAGTATATCAAAGTGTTCCTTATAATCTTGGTATGCAACTGAACATTTACGCTAAAAACCAAGATGATGCACTACAAATTTTTGAACAAATACTTCCAACGTTTACTCCTGAATATACTGTTGCGATAAAAGGAATGGAAGGACCTGGAACTGTAACCGACGTACCTATTGTTTTAAATAGTACTTCTATATCAGACGATTATGAAGGTGATTTTCAATCACGTAGAACTTTAATATATACACTTGATTTTACTATGAAAGTAAGATTTGCTGGTGGAGTAAGTGAAGGTAAGATTATTCGTATTGTTGATACATTCTTTTATAGTGATACAGAAAATCGTGCAGAAAATAAAGCTGAAAATCCTTACGGTGAAGAAAACGTAAGAAGTACAGTTGCAGCTGGTGATGAACCACCATTAGATTCTACCGATACTATTACTACCACATTTGGATTTGACCATGGCTAAAAATGAAATACTTAATGCTCTCGAAAAAAATTTAGATATCGTTGAGAAACCTAAGACAGAAGTTGATAAAGGGCAAATAATAAACGATACTGAAAAAGATGTAGAGTATTCACGAGAAAAAATGAAAGAGCTCATCGATCAATCGTGTGAAGCGATTAATCAAATGATGGCATTGGCGTCAGAGTCTGAACATCCAAGAGCATTCGAAGTTTTATCTAATATGATAAAAGATGCAAGTAATATGACACAAGATCTTGTTAAATTACAAAAGGTTCGTAAAGATATAACACAAGAAAAAGAAAGTGCAAGTACTAAAACAACGAATAACGCGCTATTTGTAGGTTCTACCGCGGAGCTTCAAAAATTTTTAAAAGGTAAAGATATAAAAAACGTAACAGAATAATATATTATGTCTAGTGATGGATACATGGGTAATCCTCTTGTAAAGGGGGAAGGTGTAAGTCAACAATTCACAAAAGAAGAAGTTGAAGAATACATGAAATGTATGAGTAGTCCTGAATATTTTGCGAGTAAGTATATTAAAGTTATTGCACCGAGTAAAGGTTTAGTTGAGTTTAAACCTTATCCTTATCAAAAGAAACTATTTAAAACATTTAACGAAAATCGTTTTAATATCGTTTTAGCGTGTCGTCAATCAGGCAAATCTATCACGTCCGTAATTTACATATTGTGGTATGCTATTTTTAATCCAGAAAAAACAATTGCCATATTAGCAAATAAAGGTGCAACAGCGCGTGAAATGCTAGGTCGTATTACTTTAGCACTTGAAAATTTGCCTTTCTTTCTACAACCTGGTTGTAGAGAATTGAATAAAGGTAATATTACTTTTGCAAATAATGCTAAAATAGTTGCGGCCGCTACGACAGGTAGTTCCATTCGTGGTCTTTCAATTGACTTATTGTTTTTAGACGAGTTTGCTTTCGTTGAAAGAGATGCAGAATTTTATACTTCAACATATCCTGTAATTTCAGCAGGTGACGAAACAAAGGTGATTATTACTTCTACTGCGAATGGTGTAGGTAATATGTTTTATAAGTTATATGAAGGTTCGCAGAAAGGAATAAACGAATTTAAAAATTCACGTATTGACTGGTATGATGTTCCAGGCCGTGATGAAAAATGGAAAGAAGAAACAATTGCTAATACATCAGAGTTGCAATTCGAACAAGAATATGGTAACAACTTTTTAGGAACAGCGAATACGCTTATTAGTTCTAATTGTTTATTGTCTCTTAAACCAGAATATCCACAGAAAATCGATCAAAGCATTTGTTATTATAGTGCGCCAAAGGAAGACCACCAATATATAATGACAGTTGACGTATCAAAAGGTAGAGGTCAAGATTATTCTACGTTTAATGTATTAGATATTACGACAGGATTATTTGAACAAGTCGTGACATTTAGAGATAATATGATATCTCCTATGATTTTTCCAGACGTAATTGTAAAGGTTGCAAAACAGTATAATGATGCTTTAGTTATTATAGAAAATAATGATGTTGGTCAAGTTGTTTGTAACGATGTATATTATGAATATGAATATGAAAATACATTTGTAGAATCTTCTGTAAAGCGTGGTGGTGTAGGTGTAACAATGACTAAAAGAGTAAAAAGGATTGGGTGCTCTAATTTAAAAGATTTGATAGAATTAGGTAAATTAAAGATAGTTGATGGTGAAACTATACAAGAATTATCTACATTTGAAATAAAAGGTTCTTCTTATGAAGCTACTCAAGGTAATCATGACGACTTAGTAATGAATTTAGTTATGTTTTCTTGGTTTGTATCTTCAGAAGCATTTGGTAATATTTCAACAATTGATTTGAAAGAAATGTTATTTTCAGAAAAAATGAAACAGATAGAAGAAGATGTACCACCATTTG